TGGTCTTTTTGTTTTTTGTTCAGACTATCAACCAAAATGTCTGCTAAATCTGTTTTTGCCATAATCTATATTATTTGAATAAATCTTCGAATGCATCTGCTACTTGTTGAGTAGTTTTAGCTACCGCCGGTTTTTCATCATCCCACGGTAATTCAGATGTTTTAGGTTGTGCCTTTGGTGCTTCTACAACATCATCTAATTGATGAGGTTTAGAATCAAAATCAAACGAATCAGCAACTGATTGTTCAGATTTAGCTACAACCGTTTCCTGAGTTGCAGATGTTTCAGTATCATCAGTTGTGTTTCCACTTAACCAATTCTCTAAAATTTTCTTTAACTCATCATAAGATAATTCAGAATAAATAGATGTTATATCTTTTTGATTTTCCAACAACTCTCTAATTTTAGGATCTTCATCGTGCAATTTAGTAGAGTTAGGTTTTACTCTAATAGTTGTTGTTGGATACGATGCCCCACCTTCTGGTGCAGTATAATCTACTACGATATCTCTACCATTTAATGGATGAGATAAATCACCATAATCAGGGTCTGCAAAATAACCTAATAATTCTTGATAAACGGTTTTACCGAATCCCCAAAACTTAACTCCTTCATGCTCCAATCCTCTTACGATTACGGGTACAAAAGTTCTCAATTTTGGCTCCATCTTTTTAGCTTCTCGATAATCTTCTTTACCACCCATCCTTTTAAGTTTGTCTGCAAACTCTACGATTGGGTCAGGTCTTCCGAATGAAGCAGGTGAAAGATAGGATTTGTTGTTAATGTTGTAGTGAAAATACAATTCAATAAAAGGAATTTCCTTGTTGAATTTGTAAGGTACTAAACGTAATTGGTGTTTTCCGACTGAGGGTTTCCATAGACTGTCGGCGGTCTTTTGAGTGCCTTGCAATTTGTTAAGGCGAGCTCTGATTGCATCAATGTTCGTTGACATAATTTATAGTTTTTAAAGTTTAAAATTTAAGTTTATGTGTTTTACGAATATAAATATTCGGAAATCAAAAACTTAGAACAAATATATGAAATATCTTTCTAAGTTCCAAATGTTTTAGGATTTTTTTACGGAATATTTTTTAGTTTCCTTTCTCCTCACCTTTACCTCTTTATACTTGTCAGCTAATCTCTTTTGTTCGTTGATTTTAGCTAATACCCAATAACCATCCATATGATTTTCATAAAGTTCTTCCCAAAGGGTTAGGTTTTCAGAATAGGTATGTGGTTGAGATTGAGCCCACTTTTTAGCGGCATTAAAACCTTTTGGAGTTGCAGGAAATTCACCTTCTTTAAAAGGGAATAACCAATTGATAATTTGGCGTAACAGGCGTGTCATAAGATGGAGATAAGGAGATTCGCATATAAATATATACAAATATATTAAAACGATAATTTATTTTTTAATTTTACAAGTCAAAATATTCTACCACTATTCCCGCCTCTTTAAACATCTGCTCACTTCTTTTTGCGGAATCCTGCCACTTCTCATTTGTAGCTCCTCTACCCCTTCTCAACACTATTTTAGAAACACCACTATTGATAATCGCCCTCGCACAATCTGCACAACTAATACCACACGTCATATACATTGTAGTTCCTAAAGTTGATACTCCTATTCGGGCTGCGTTGTAAATTGCATTTCTTTCAGCGTGTTCAAACCAAAAATACTTTTCAGGTCTTTCCTGTCTTTCTGCAACATTATCATCTATACCTCGTGGAAATGAATTGTAACCGGTTGATACTATTTCATTATTCTTACCAACAATAACCACACCAATTTGTGTTCGCTGGTCTTTTGATTTGAGCTTTACTTGCTCAGCTATATTAATGAAATACTCATCCCAATTCATTACTTCGCCCATTTACCTCTTTGAACTAATTGAGCGATTACACCATATACTGAAAGGTCTTCGTATGTATCTTGTATAGATTCTCCAACCTCATCTGGTTGTCCCAATACTACTAATTGTTTTAATCTTTGAACTTTATCGTTGATTCTAAACCAAAGACCTGTAAGTGAAAGTTTTATATCATCTTTTGTTTCCAAAGGTGTTCCTACCGAAATGTTACCAGGTCCATAGTTTCTTTGCTTCTTACAAAAGGTTTCATACATTTCCGCTTGAATCTTTGCAAACTCTGCCATCGTTTCGGGATAAACTCTTTCGCAATACTCTCTTGCGGTTTCTTCGTGGATTTCTGTCATTGTATATATTGTTTTCACAAATATACGAAAAAATACTCAATTATCCAAATTATTTACTTTAATAATAATAAATTCTTTGGAGGCTCAGATTCAATATGAGATGGATTTTGGTTAGTTGGTGCAGCAGTTACACAATCATTTTCATCGGGGTCAGATGTGTCAAATCCAGGATTATGATGTGGATTCATAAAACAAGGTTTACTAACGCCATCGGCTATATCATCTCTAACTTTAGTAACAACACCTTCCTTATTTTGTGATACCTCTTCATTGAAATTACTGAATCGGGTATACAACATATCTCTATTATTAATCACCGCAGTTAAATGTAACATTGTATGATGTAATAAAACTGCTTGCTCAAATGCTTCTCTATCAGCCCCCTCACACATTGCAACATTTTTCAATGCTCCACTTAAAGTGTTTTTCGCCTGTTTTTGCCCAATTAATCTTATCTTATCAGCCTCTTCCTGCGTAATTATGTTATTTTTTATCGCCCAATCAATCGTATCATTAAGACTTTTTTCAGCCGCAGCTATATCTTCTTTTTTAATGTTCAATTGCCCCTTTTTATCCTTTGGATACGCTAATGAATATATAGATTGAATACCTAATAATTTTTCTTGTGTTTCAGGATTCTTATAAACTGTCTGCAAAATTTTTGAATAATTAGCAGAACCACCACCACCTTTATACTTAACACTCAATCCTCCAACGAATGTAACGGTAACGGCATAGAATTGTAAGTTCTCCGCAATAGCCTCTTCCATAGTTTGCCCATCTTTTGGCTTCACATTAAATTCATCTGGCATTACAATTATATCAGCAGTTTGAAAATTTTCTGATGCAGGGAAATAAACTTGCTTACCTTCTGATAAGAATTGTAATCCTGCTTTAATTTCCGCAAAATCTGCTACCGCATCTTTGAAATCTCTTGAATTTCCCATATCTACTAATAGTTGATTCAATAATTTCTTATACTCCTCTCTCGCGGTTTCATCGTTTTCTAAATCACTATTAGTATTTAATTCTTTTAATTTATTTAGAGTATCAAATACTTTTTTATTTTCAGGTGTATCTGGAAGATTTTCTTTACCAAACATTTTTCCATACTCTTCCAATTCAGTTGTAAAGCGTTTGATTGCACCATCTATTATATTATTGGCGGTTTGTTTACGGCCTTCTGGATTTGTTACATCTCCGAAATTTGCCATAGGTATTTTACCTCCGGACTCTTCACCTATTTTGGCCAAATCACCTAATTTCTGATTATAGGCCATTGTTTGTAACGCCAATAAACGGGCCTTTTTAGCAGCTTCCTGTTGAGTGAATCCTTGCTTAACTAATTGTTGTGTAAGGCTTTCTTCATCAATTTCTTTAAATCTTTTGAATTCCTTTCCACCAATATTGACTCCATTTTTTGTTGTTGAAATTTCAACCATCATTTCCGGCTCATCAGGATTTACCGAACTCGCCATTTTCTTTGGATTCAATACCTTTTTACCAATAGCTCCTTCGGAAGATCTACCTACATTCAATCCATTTTTTAAAGCGAATGCCCTAACGGCTTCACCCATAGCTACATTCTTTTTCTTTAATTCAATACTCTTATATCCTTGTTGTGGATGCCTACCAGCTATTTTGTTAGCAACATATATTTTAACGTCACCAGATACAGTAGTAACAAATTTAAAGACTTGATTAAATGTTTCTTTTTCACCATCTGATAAATCTTCACCATTAAAAACCTTTTCTACTAATGACTGTAAGACATCTTCTTCAATTGAAATAGGTTTCCCATCCTCACCAATTAAATTTAATTTACCATCAGTAAGCATTTGTGTAACCAATTTACTCAAATCTTTTTTCTTCTTAGCAATAAATTCTTCACCCTTTTTTCCAGCGGTTGAACTTAATGCGGCTTTAAATGATTCGGGAGCTTCTGTTGTCACATCTTCCGCATCCGCTTTTTGAGTTGCCTCAGGTTGATCCTCAACATCAATTGGTGTTACTCTAATTTCATCCCCACCAGGTAATTGCTTTGTAACAGTTTCTTCGAACAATAGACCTATAAACTTTTCGTTTTGGTTTTCAAATACTTCTCTTACTACACTTTCTGATTTAACATATTGTGCAGGCCCATTAGGAGTATCTGAATAATAGTTCCCCCCAATTGGATAAATTACTCCACCTTCTTTTTTGTTTGGTTCTTTTGGTTTTGGTTGCTCACCATCATTAGCATCTGCTTTCTTTGCTGCTATACCCTGCTCTTCCGCAAATTGGTTACACATTGGGATGGCATCTTTTATATCCATATCCACTACAATCACCTTCATATTGGCAGGTTTACCAGCTTTAATAGCCGCAGATGTAACGGCTGCCCATCTATGGTGTCCATCGATTACGAATCCATCTCTACTTACATAAATTGGTGCAGTAATACCAGGATTTTGAGGGTCTTCTTCTAACGCCTTCGTCATTCCTGCTACTTTACTACCAACTAATTCACTTTGAGTTGCTTTTAATTTATCGGAAGGTAATTCGGTTTCAACGGTTTTAATACCCTTCTCCTTTAACATTTTTTTGAAAAGAGGTTCGGTATCTACTTCACCTTTACTATCTTTCGGAAGTTCTTCAGCGGGAGTTCCAGGTAAGGGTTTGCCTTTGAATTGTGGCATCTCTTCTCTCGGAATTCCTTGATTATCATCACAATATAAGTTTGTACCAGGAACTGTTACCTGGCAAAGGTTAAAATCTTCACCCTTATTCGCTTTATCCGCCAACTCATCAATCTTCATAGAAATTTCTTCTCTCTTATCGGCAGGTATTTTATCTAAATCAGATTCTTTACTGAATACTTCTTTATCAGCATCGGGTAATTCTTTTTGTAAATTTCGTAAGGATTGGGGTTTAAAAGTTTCATCTTTTTTCTTATTTCTTTCTCTCCACATTCCAACGTGAGAATTACCCATCGTAGCAATTACAGTGTATCCTTTTTCTTCCCCTTCTTTTATTTTTCTATCTAACTCCTTTTGTCTATAATCATTAAATGCCTTTTGACCTTTGGATAAATCAGTTTCACCATAGTTCTGATCATCTCTATAATTAAGTTGATATAGGTCTTCTTTTTGTTCTAATGTAAGGTTATTCCAATCTACATCACCATCAAACTCTTTACTTCCACCTTTTCTCGCTTCTCCCTTAATCCATTCTTTCGTTTCATCAGTAAGGTAATCATCGGCATCCAAATCATCTCCCTGTCCAACCATATTTGTCCAAACCGATGCCATTGCCTTTTCTTTATTACCATCAAATGATTTGGCTATATCATCAAAAATAGGTGAATCGGAATTCCTTACATCACCATTTTCATCCCAACTCTCTTCTTTGGCATTATCAAAATGTTCTAAACACGCGTCTCTTAATTCAGCCTGCTCTCCAACAAAATCAATTTTACCATCATCACCTAAACCAACTCCACCTTCACCAACAAACATTACTTTTGCATCTTTTGGTAAGGATTTAATCTTTTCTATTGTATTCTTCGTGCTTTCATTTCCCTCACCATGCTCAACTCCGATAAGTAAAGAACCGTTTTCAGTTGTTTCCGCATCCAACATATTTCCTTCACTATCCTTTTGAGATGTTAATTCTTTTGCAATCTCTTCATTTTTTTCCGAAACTTTCTTTTTCAATTCAGCTTGGAATTCAGGATCATCTTTTTGTTTTGCTTTTAATATATCCCTTTTTCTCTTCGATGAACCTGCTCTCGCTCTATCTCTCGCCGATGCATCAGGATTATTTAAAACCTTTTCGGGTTCACTTTTAATTGCATCTTCTTTTTCTTTTTCTTCCGGACTTTTTTCTGCAGGTGGTTGTTCGGTTGGTTGTTTAGAATCAGTTGGCTCTTTTTCATCTCCTCCACCTAATTTTTTTTCAAACTCTGCTTTTTCTTCTGGAGTTACGGGTCTTAAATTACCGTTATCGTTTTTAAATTCTACTTCCCCACCTTCTTTGGATGAATAGTAACCACCCCCTAAATGAAACTTACCAGGAAAATCTTTTGATTCACCTTCACCATCACTCTGCGGCTTTTTTGGGGGTTCGGCTTCATTAATAAAAATTTCAGATATGATTCCCGCATATCGTCCATATCCTAACTTGTAACAACACTCTATTAGATTCTCAACCTGCACCTTTTCTTTCAACGAAGGTATAGGGTATTTTTGAGAATGCTCTAATAAAATTTCATCTATTATTTTATTAACATCAATCATTTTTTCTATTAATTGAATTCAATCTTTTGGAATATTCTTGTCGGTATCTTTCTAATACCAGTCGCTCCGGTTAGAATGATTGAGTTTTTAAATTTATCCCAATCTAATGAAAAATTTGTATCTAACACTCCACCATTTTCTTCTTTAATAAGTTGGTTTAAAGCGTTAATAGTATATAGTGTGTTTGATTGTTTTTTACGATGAACTAAAATCGTATTTTCTAATTGAACCGGCGGCCTAAAATCAACATCTATATTATAAGTTATATATAACTCTTCTAACGAAGTTTTATTTTGCAGGATGTAGATATAGTTGTAAACAATTTTATAGTTTTCTCTAACTTTTTGAAGTATATCTTGTAAACTATCCGTCTCCGCAAATGTGCATAGTAACTGTGTTTTCATTTAAAAATAATTAATACTTTTTCTCACATATAAGTATTAAATATTTCCATAAGTCTTACTTTTTAACACTTCAATCGGAGCAATGGTTTCCAAAATTGCTTTTATTTCATCTAAAATAGCTGTTTCCCCATCATCAACATCGAATAAAAACGAATCATAGGTATATAAAACCAATTTGGTTTCTTTGTATTTAAGTAATTTATTAATCTTTTTAATTAAAAATGCATTTGTTTCGGTTTCCAGCGATTGCAAATAATAGTTAAATACCTTTTGCGGATTATGGTTATCAATTCTTTGGAAAGGAATTCTTTTTCCAACCTTTGTTTCCAAATAACCATTAATCAAAAACCTCTTATACATCTCCTTAATGAATACATCCGTCTTTTGGAAGAATGGTATTTCTAAATTTTCTACATCTATCCCACCATATAATTGTTGGAAAGTAAGTTTCTTACTATTAAGGTAATCCTCATCACTTAATACGGTTTTCCCAAAGTATTGTTTGCCCAACCATTCATGTGCGGAATCTTCGGGTATAGATTCTCCTACTAAATTTGCTATCAGACGGACGTGGTATCCATCGAAATCGTATTGAACTAATTCACCCCTTTTAGAAACGATATAATCTCTACTGCCATCCGATTTATTTAGTGCGGAGTAGTTTACCCCTCCGAAAGTATTTGAAGGTCGCCCTGTGGTTGTAAAGTTGTTGTAGAGGGAGTATTCATATCCAAATGTAGTCGGTATTCCATTCCCCTCTATCTTTTGGAATTCAGGTAGGACTAAATGATTGTAAAACTCATAACCCCCAACCCCCTTTGTATCCGCATACTTAATGTTTTCTTTTACAAAATCAGTTACATATTTAATGAGTGTGCTGATTGGTATAAAACTTAAATCATCTCTATTCCGATACCCCTTTGTAAAAGAATTATATATCATATCATACTCAAATGTTTTGAATTCTTTAAGATGATACAATACATCTACACTATGTGAGTTTGGTAGGTTTAACTGATGTAGAAACCATTTACTATCAAATATAAATTTAGGTGCATCGCCCGAAGTCAATGCTCCTAATGGTGCATCTACCACATCATTATGTCCATTCGTTAAAACATAACAATCATCACCGATAAAAACAAAAGCACCCAATAGTTTATTCACTATGGGGTGCTCTTTTCTATTTTGGAATAAGGGAAATATTACACTTTTTTTAGAAGTGTATTCTTTTAGAAATTCTTTACCGCTTTGTTTGTTCTCTACGAATTTTACCATAGGAAACAAATATACGAATAATTTTTAAGAATTCCAATACTTTTCTTGCAAAGGTTTCAATTCGATTGGCTCTCTTTTCATATGTGAACCCTGATTGAAGTATGCTCCTTTTTTTAAGTAACCACCTAAAAAGTTTCTTCTGAATCTCTTTGAGTCATTCGCTTCTGAACCATGCACACAATGAGAGTGTAATAATACAACTTGTCCCTTTTTAAGAACTCCTTCTACTTTACGAAAATCATGTCCCTCCGGCATTACACACGGTTTACCTCTTTCGTTTCTCCAAAATGATGGGTTAGTTTTTGTTCTCTCCTCATCAACTTCAATTGGTAAGGTTGGTAATCTATGAGAACCTTCGTAATTCCATACTGCCCCATTCCCCGCGTCATGATTATCTAAAGCCAATGCAGTATTGATAATTTCGTTGTGTCCACATCCTGTATAGAATGCATTTTGGTGCATATCTCTACCCAATTGTCCCGGTGGTTTAAAGTATGCCCAAGTTTGCATACCAACTATCTCACCTTCCATTAAGAATTCACACGCCTCGATAATCTTTGGATGAACAAATAATTTTTCTAATTTTTCAGAAATCTTATGTGGATATGCAAATGGATCCCACTCACCCCAATCTTTTCCTTCTGGTGTTAGTGTTCCTTTTCTTTCCTGTCTTAATCTTTCTAATTCATCGTTGATTTCATCACACTCTTCTTCAGTTAATAAATCTAAAGTGGTGAAACCTCTATACCTCCAATCGAAGGTCATTTGTTGGATTTCTAAATCCGATAGATGTTTAAAATTTGCCATATAACTTTGTTGTTTATTTATAACTATACTAATCTATGAAATTGTTTTGTATTTACCAAATATAAATTCAATTCTGGTATTATTTTTTCTCCTTCTATAATTGATAATGAATTTACAGTATGAACCGATGGGATATATTCACCATTTTCGGTATATGTATCTTCTAAATCACCGGTAATTTTCCAATTTATTTTTACACCAACATAATAAGGAGTATCTGAATAATCAGCATATGTATCCTCGCTTATTTCAAATATAGGTGCACCGGGTGTAGCTCTCATTTGAGTAAAATACCTTCTAATAAAACCTATTTCATAATCTCTATTATTTGGATTAGGGAAATATGCTTTAGGTGTTCTATTCTTAATAGGTATTGTTTTTAATTTTTTATAATTATCAATCATAATTTACTTATAAAAAGGTCTAAAATGACTCTTAACATCCGTAACCCATTGCTTACCATCAATTTTGTGGGTTATTTCTTCTACCTGAAATGCTCCTCTTCCAATACCATATTGTGGAGGTAATCCCTTTACACTAAATAGATGACCGACTTGAAAACCACTCATACCTAATACACTAAAATCAAATCCTACTGGTAAAGTTCTTCCATTATAAACTTCACCCCCTCCGGTATATCCCAAATCTGCTTTTCTTATGTCGTTAAATTTTCTTTTATTTAAGAAACTACCACATATCGCCCATTCATCCATATTACCATCTCCTATATCTGCAACTGAAATTATTTTGGGGTTTACTAATAATTTTATATTTCTTCGGAATTCAATCCATTTTTGTTTAGGGTCTTCTTCCTCCGGAGTTTTTATGGTAGAATCATATGCTTCTTTATTCAATTTTCCTAATACAACATCTTTTTTAGATGAAAATATTCCAGTCAATTCATCGGTTGATTGAACGTTATCAACTGATTTTTCCATATACACTTTACTAGCCATTTCTTTCGGAATGTCTAAATTAAAACTCGCATTTAAAAAGAAACTATTTGTCCCAAACATATCAAATACTTCAATATTTGATCCACCATTTCCACTTCTTACATTTCTTAAATTTGCATCAGCAATTCTTAATTTTGTTGTACCTGAATTATCTTCTAGTATTTGAAACGACCAAAGCCCTTCTACTGCTTCTTCCATTTTTTTTAAAACACCATCTAAAACTTCTTTTATTGGAGTGGTTTGATCCTTTAATGCCTCCATTGCCATTTCATTTTCGATATAAACATCCCCAATCCAACCATGTTTACCGGCTGGCAAAGTTACCGATTGACCTTCGAATGTTACCGTAGTAGCACCGGTCTTTGGAAATGATCTACCATTTACTGATGTATCCAATGCAGTTCCGGATGGAGCACCGGATGGATTTAATAAAATAATATCGTCCAAATAATTGTAACAAGTCGAATTAGGAATAAAAATTCTTTCATCGGTAGAAAAAATTCTAGAAAATCCACCAATATAAGTGTTTGAAATATCTATTGAGAAATCAACATTAGCCGAACTTAACTTAATTCTAGCTGCATTCATCAATTTAATAAATGCATCAAAACTCATAAATTTACCCCCATTGATTGGATTATCAGCATCAGCTGCTTCAAAAGATTTTCCCTTAAATGTCAAATTACCACTAAACCAACCTTCGCTAGTCTCCTCTTTTGCTTCGGTAACTAAACTTTCATTATAATTTATAAAATCAGATTCATACTTAAATGTATCTTCTATTTTAAGAGTATTATTATTTCTTAATTCATCGGGTAACTGGTCATAACAATATACCCAATTTAATTTTTTATTTCTGCTTTGTTCTAATGATGCTTTACTATTTGGATGGCTTAATGGTTTTATAGGTTCGGCAGTTGTTGTCGGTGTTACAGTTTCTCCACTTTTTCCCATTAAAATTTCTCCTAACGAAACCATCTTTACATCAACATCAAATTCTAATCCAGATATAGTTGATTCTCCTCCACCGATTATTCCAACGAAATTATCATAACAACCTTGATTGGCCGCTCTTATACTATTTAATTCAGCTGCATTTCTATTGTATTTTTGAACAGTACCCGCACTTACATCAGTTGGCCCAATTGCTTTATTTGTTCTAACTGAATAATTCCAACCCCATTGAACATACACACTTATACCGGGTTCTAAAAAATTTTGTTGAATCAATCTTAATTGCTCCGGTGTAAAACATTTTATTTTTAATGTGCATCTCCTCAACGTTCCCCTACTAGCAAAATCCACAGAGAAATCCGTTATGATGGGATTAGGTCTATATCTCCATTCAGAAGTATTACGATAAGCATCAGTTGAACTACCATCAAATAAAGTTGAATACGAATCAGTTCCTATTGAATACCTTCCTTCTAAACTTGTTGTTGCTTTAATCCAAGGCACTAATTTTGATAGCTGAACATTATTTTCTGATGATCTAGCCCTTAACTCACTTACTATATATGAATCTATACTTTTATAAAAAGGAAACGCCATTAGTATTGATTTATTATATCAAATTTATTTTTCGGAATTCTTAATTGCAATCCTGCTTCTAACCCAATATTTACACCATTCAAATTATTAGCGGTAGCGATAATCCACCATAAGGAACTATCTTTATAAAATTCATTTGCTAATAAATCTAATCTATCAGTTTCTTGTGTAATAATGTATATATCATCATCCTTTTTGGGAATAGTTTTAGGTATAGATGTCTTTAACACCTTTTTACCATCATCCAATCTCTTTATATTTTTTAAGTTATATCTCATTACATTACTTTTTTACCGTATCCATAAAGATTGAAATCAGTAGTAGCTTTTGTTTCTATGAATGTAAGTGTTGTGGTTATACTTATAATTTTAGGTAATTTATAGTTATCCATATTATAATTACCATTACTTACCTGATTTCGTTGTATTTCAGTATTTACAATATTTGAACGTTTTAAATTTTTATCATATATCTCATTTCCCTCAATTCGAGTCGCCCTAGCTGAATACACTCCAGATGCATCAGATTGAACATCTAATCCAAGTTCACTAACCTTTGCACCTTTACCATTTTCTTTTGAATTTTCTTCACCATTTAAAGCACCACCGTAAAATTTCTTGCCAAATTCAGTATTATATGTTCCGGCTTTTGTCTTTAATAATCCACCACCTAATTCCCAAAGATTTTCTGCATCTTCTATTGAATATGATAAACTATCAACAAAACAGGCTTTTTTGTTGTAAATATTTCCATATGTAAAATATAATAAAGTAGGTTCTACTATACCTGCATTGTATTGATATGGATATGTGCAATGAGCTAAAAATTCCAATCTTCTCCACATCATTACTAATTCAGCCTGAGACATTGAATAGGCCTTTAAGTTAAAACTTACCTTTCTTTCTATTCCGCTATAATTGTAAAAACTAAATGGCGAACCTAACATTTTTGTATTTTCCCAACTCGGAGAAAATTGTTCGTTAAATCCTGTCATTGTGGCTCTGAAAAAGACAGATGCACCATCATTTACTCTTTGAAATTTTAATGGTATTAAATCAACTTCATCTAATGTTCTACCATTATATTTTATTGTCTTTAATTCAGATTCAGCTAATCTTCCAGTTTGATTTAAAATATCTCTATCTGAAAATAAACCTCTTCTGTTATCTAATTTATTATCATATACTTTTTCAGTATTATTATGATATGATCTTTTAGTAGTATCAGTCGAATACCTATCCTTTTTCCAATTATTTTTTAGTAAATAATTAGGTTTAATAAATCGTAGAATCTCATTTTCTTGAAACTTTTTCTTTTTTGCTTCATCGTTTAATTCACTAGCTTTTCCACCAAATGAATAATTCCTATCTGGTGTATTAAACTTATCAATTAAATCTTTCTGTGAAGGCTCTCCTCTTTTTTGGTGAGATGTATTTTGAGATAATTGGAATCCATATACGATTTCTCTATTTGCAAATCTTCGCGGTGTTCCAAATAAACCCCCATCTGCACTTCTATCTAATCCAAAGACAGGTGAAACTTTTGATATATCGAATGATTGTAAAGAACCTCCTAATGTTAAATCCTTCATCGAATCAGAATATGTTCCTCCGTTCTCATCTTCGAAGTATTTTTGATTAAAATTATCTAAACTTCCAGATGTTACGGGAATAACTCTACTACCCAATAATGCACTTCTTATCGCACTCTTTGCTAAATTAATTCCTTTTCCGAATGATTGTTTAGCCAATTGATTCGGAGTTCCCGCACCAGTATCTTTCAAAAATCTACCTAATTGTGACCCTCTGGCATCTTTTCTGATTTCTGCTAAATCAATCATTTTATTAGGAGTTCTTCCTTCCTTAAATTCTTTTGTATTAATTACATAAGTTGGAAAAACATTCTGAGGAGTTCCTAATGTTTTATTTACAAACCCAATTCCTTTTTCTATAAACTTTCCTATTTTACCTAAACTGATTTGTTGATTAGGATTTTTAGAAAGTTTCATTGCATCAACATCAGATGTTTTTTGAGTTGTAATTCTTATTATTTCAGTTCCGTACAATGTCGGTGAATTAACTAACCTCATAGGTCTCAATCCACTCAATTCCTGCTCTAATGCAGTTTCTTGCAAAGGGTCAAATCTTTTTTCAATTAAATTTCCTAATTTGTTTTCTCTATCAATAAGAAATTGACCTCTTGAGGCAACATAAGTTTTTGCCTTTTCCTGAGGTATTTGTTTATTCTCTTTTGAAGATTTAAATAATTCTAGTATCGTAGGCATTACTTTATTATGTTACTGGATTTTTACTTGCAACACTTGCAATTTTAGATGTAACTAATTGACCATCCATATAAACGGCTACTTTACCTGTTGCTAAATCATTTCTCATTCCTTGCATTTCAGCTATTAAACTATTAATTAATGTAGCAACTCCACCACCTTCTCCACCCGATGTAGCAACGATTCCACCACCTCCTCCTGCATTCTGCATCGCAGCGCCTAATCCAGGTGCTGCTAATACATCATCGTTTGAAGATAATTCAAATAATCCTCCTTCTTTTGTAGAGATTTGGGTTTTACCATCAGCTGGTGAGAATACGTCACCCGCTTTTGAAAATAAAGAATAACCCAATGCTAATGCTCCAGCTGCGGCTACCGCTCCTAATGCAACACCGACAATTGGAATTTTAGCCAATGAACTAAATGCGGTAATCGCCATTTCAGCTATACCTGCTAACAAACCTCTTTTCTTTATTGCATTTGCAACTAAAATATATCCGTTGTATATCAATTGAGCCCCCGCTGCTAATTTAGTTTGAACAAATTCATACATTTTATAAAAATAACCTTCTTTCGATAGCTGAGTTCCTATAAATTTTTGTACATTTAACGCAGTTTCTACTATCAATTGTCTTTGTTGAATACCATATACAATCGCTGCACCTATACCAGCTGCTGCAATATAATCTGAATATTGTTTAGCGTATTCAATCAAACTTCCAAACATTTTACCCAATAAAGTAAATGGATATAAAGCCATTTTAATTACAAATCCTAATCCTTGAAAAGCAGGGATTAGAACGGCTGCTAATAATTTAGCTGCTCCGGATAAAACTCCTAAAAACATCGATGCAACTGGTGCAAATGCATCTCCCATAGCAGTTCCGATGGCACTCATACTATTATTCAGTTGCCCCATCATATCCTGCATCTTTTGTTGCTTAGCCAATCTTTCAGTTTGAGCTTCTAAATCCGCTTCACTTACATTTGTAATATCTTTACCACTCGCAATTAAATCATTTGCCGCTGCCAATCTTGCATCATCTAAACTACCAAATTTATTATAAATTCTTTGAGTGTTCATCAAAGTATCTAATTCTTGACCGGTAGCATCTACTAATGCCTGTTTTTCATATGTAGACATCTTACTGATATCTCCAACATTTGCCAATTCTTTTGTTAGTTCTTTTTGCATTCCTAACAAATCTCCGGTAAATGCCAATTCTCTGGCTTTTGAAAAATCTAAATTAGTTCCTAATAATGCAGATGCTTCTAATTCTTTTGATATACTTTCTTCAAAATCCAAAAGTTTATTAGCACTCGCAGTCATATCTTTAATTGAAGAACCCATCTTAGCCGCATAAACTGCTGCTTTTACTAATTCCTGTGGTGAACCTCTAAAGTATTGGTATGCTTGTCCGGCATTATCTGCCATATCTTTGATTACCTGATCAGGAGAAACTCCAACCATATTAGCCATTTCTACCGCTGACATGGTTAATGATGTTGCTGCCGCTTCTGAAAAGCCTCCCATATTTTGGAAAACTTTATTTACTTCGGAAGCACTTTTTGCATTCACACCAAAGTTTTTACTCATTACTGCTAATGCCGCAACAGTACTTTCTGCGGGTATTGACATCCCATCCATTGCAGTAGTAAAATCACTCATTATTTTACCAACATCTTCCGCACTAACACCTAATACTCCAAACTTATTACTAACATTTTTAATAGTGTATTCAAGTTCATGCAAATCGGCAGTAGCTAATCCTGTTGTAGTTTTAAAATCGGTTGCAGCTTTTTCCAAATCATGCATTCTATGCCAACCTAATCCAATTGCAGCTCCAATTGCCAATACACCAATAGCAATAGGCCCTAACATTCCAGCAAATCTCACTGCTAATTTTGTAGCACCACTAAATCCTGCACTTAAACCTGAAAAAGTTGCTTTACTAAAACTTGCCCCGCTTGCCAACGAAGATTGAAAGGCTCTACTAAATCCCATTTTGAATTTATCAGCAACCAATCCAAACATTCTTTGTGATTTTTCGGCAAAAGGTTGAAACGCATTTTTTAATTTTTCACCTATAAATGGTATATCACTCAATCCATGTTCAATAGCGTGGAATACATCATGAAATTTATCTTTAACACCATCTACTATACCATTTACTCTTCCTAATATTTTTGCTGCATCTTGTTGTTTTTGTAATATACCTTGTAAAGCGGATACTTGCGCCTGATATGCTTTCACTAATTTCTGATTTACTCCAAAATTTTGAGAAGATATATTGTTTGAATTTTGAGTTAAAAGGTTAATGGCCGCTTGCAAATCTTTCTCATTCTGCAAATCACCTATTATTGCTTTTGTAAGCGATATTTGTGTTGAAAGTTTTTTATTTCTCTTATCAGTTTGAGAATCTAATTCTGACATAGCATCACTCATCTTCCCCAAAAGGGATTGAGTCATTCCAAGTAATTCATTATACTCTTCTTGTGATTTATTTTGATGTCCGTGCTCTGCCATTTAATCGTTTTATTTTAGTAATCAAATCCTAAATATTTTCTTACATCAGCAGGTATGTATTTTTTTACAGCTTCTTTATCGTTATCTAAATGTGATTCAATTTTATTTCTCGCATCTTCTACATGCTTATCAGCATCTTCTACTGCCTGTTTAAGTTCTTTATCATTTAATAAAGCACTTTTTACTTTCTTTGCAAACAATTTAGCCAAAAAATTATCCTCATTTAACCATTTATTATGAGTTTCTTTAAATAGTATTGATTCTTTTTTTGTGATTTTCATTTTAGAATAGTTTATCTCGTTTATAAATATCATATAAAATAAAATGAGAGTTATCTATTAACTCTCACTTTAGATGGTGTTTTTTGTGCCGTTACTCTATTATTTTTTTGAACCGATTCATTTTCCTTTTTCTTTGTTTCTACTAATTTATTATAGTAAAAATTTCTTAAATGAACTGGCATCCCATAAACATCTGATTGAATAAACCCATTACCATAATAACACAATTCCCATATTTGAGAATGTATTAATACTGAATAATTAGGTGGAAGGGTAAAAAAACCCTACGCCCATCGGAATCGGGCGTACCTCCTTTTCTCCACTTTCGGGATCTTCATATTCATATTCCATTACAACATCTGGTTGAATAGATTTAATAAATTCTCTAACTGCTTTTGTATCTCTTGATATAAATTTGTTGTTGATAAAATCTACAATACTTTTCGTATCGCTTTTTCCATCAACTTCGGCTATCATGTATCTATATCTAGTTGTTAATTCACCGGTCACCCCTCCTTTATTAAATTTAGATAATGCTTTTATATCATCATCTATTTTTAATTCATCTCCATGAGAAAGAAGCCTTAACACTAAATTATATCCAGATGGAGTTTTAAACTCATATCTATTTTCACTACTCAATAAAGAAGTATCTATTTCTTTTGTTCTAACTTTGGATAAATCAATTTTTATTGTATGTTTTTGACCATAATCATCACTAACTTCTACTTCATATTCAGGACCATACGCTAAAATTCTTGTAGCTAACATAATAGCATTTTTATCACCTACAACGATATCGGATGGGTTTATATCCTTATCTACTATAATAGATTCAAATAATTTATCCAAAACAACACCTTTTTTAATCAAATTTGGGGATGCTAGAATCTCTTCTTCCCTTGCTGTCATATACTTAATTTCAATCGTTCCCTTTGAAAGTGGATTAGATTGTGGATAAACTTTACCCTCTGATGGTAATGTTATAACCTCCGTTGGAAAATCGTATTTTTTTTCTTGCATAATAAAACTATATTTTGTATATAGATATATATAATGTTTTTACAAAATAAAAAAATAGTAGAGATTTCTCCCTACTATCTTTCATATTTACTATTTAATCTATTTTAAACCGCTTCAATTAACGAAATTGGAACGATAAACACACCACCACTCTTTACACTTAAAGTGGCTTTGGTTCGGTTAATCTTATTAATAGATAACTCCTTACCAGCCAACTTAGGGTGATTTACCCTAACATTCATACCAACTCTCAACCCCACTTTTTTCTCTAATGAAGCAATGGTTCGTTTTTGTTTAATTAAATCCACTACTAACGAATTAATACTACGCAATTCTTCAATTGATAATTTTGATAATTCTGAATAGTTCATATCTTTTATATTTTAAGTTTTAAATTTTATTACAAATACATATTAGCTTCAGCAGCCCAATTCTCATTTACCAAATACCAATAAGCATTGTTTAAGTAAATAATAACATAACCACTATCATTTTCATCTAAACTAATGATTCCTTTTTTAACCAACGAACCCAACGCACCTCTAACACTTTTGGTTGAGATTCCTATATCCTCACTTATATCTTTCGCATCTACATCGGAGAAACCCGGTTCAGCGTACAACATTGAAACATAAGATTCCATTACTTTAAGTTCCAACTCGGTTAATTCTACATCAATCATATTTTTCATAACTTATCTCTTTTGATTACATAATAAAGATAGTAAATATATTTGGGTTTTCCAAGCCTTTTCTCATATTTATTTTTAATCCCTAGGGTAAAATTTCAAACTCATTATAACATTATCAGGCTTTGTAGCCAATACATCCTCTATATGTTTATTAGCTCTTTCTCTCGCTCCGAAGTGTCCAAACTCCATCACATCATAATAACCAAGCGTTACCTTATAGAGGTGGGTAGGGAACTTACCACTACCATAGTGTACTCTATGTTCAATGTTACTACGTTTTACATTTGGTAGCTTCATCAACGAAGTGATTCGGTTAGAAGAAGCGTTGACTGTGAAGAAATCGAAATCGTTCATATTTTTAGGGGGTTAGGGTTATCTCTTACTGATTTAGTACTGATTTATATGCCTGGATGAACATTTGGGTGATTTGAGCATTAATCTCTCTATCCCTATCTCTTTGCTTTGTTCTTATAAGAGAATTTTCTATTCTAACAATTTCGTTAAGAACTTTGATGATGGAGTTTTTATCATCGGCAATCACACCCACTATCCACTCAACCCCATTTATTCTGAGTTTCTCACCCAACTCTCTCGAGAACTTTGATTCAAAGTACTGAACCCCAATGACTCTCTCACCACTCATTCTTACTAATCCTAGTTTCATATCTCTCATCTCTTATTACATAGTAAATATAATAAATATATTTGGATTTTCCAAGCATTTTGTAAAATATTTTTAAAAATTTTTTATTGAAAATCAATCAGTTATGACAAAAAAAGGGATACTTTTTGAGTATCCCTTTTGAAATGTATATTGAGAGTAATTAGAATTCCAATATTGCGTAATCGTAAGTTAAAGTTACGGTAATCATTGCCGGGTCAGTTGCATTCGCCCAATCTAATTCACCAAAGTTAGCTTGCGATATAAATGCTCCTTTTAATTTCCATTGTTCAATCTTATCACCTACTGGCCCTAACATATAGAAATCTACATCTTTTTTGTAAAATTCAGCATATCCATCTCTACCTGTCAAAGATTCGTGAGAAGTTCTTACCCACTCCATTACCGCCTGTGCTCCTGATGGAACAATTGGGTCATAAAGAGTGATTTCTAAATCTTGCCACTCACCTTTACCTTTTAACTGTCTTTTGATGTTGATGTGGTCTAATGTTACCTTTTCAAATTGAATTGTAGGTCTGTTACCAGCCTTTACTAAATATGAAGGGATACCGTCAACTTCGAAGATGAAACGATTCTTCATCTTTGGTTCGAAGTTCGTATAGAACATCTCGTTAAATTCTAATACTTCTGCCATGTTATATTAATCTTTTATATAAATATTACTTTTATTCAAATTATACATTAAATGTTGCTCCTGTCGGTAGAATGTTGAAATCAATTGTAATGAATTCCGCAGTCTTTGCAGGTTGTAAGAAGATAGCTCCAGCTAAAATGTTTCTATCTATTACATCTGGTGTATTATTTGTTTCATCCATAACCACTCTGAACGCGTATAAACCTTGTCTTTGTTGAACACTCTCTAAATAAGGGTTTACAGTGTTTAAGAATTTACTTCTAGTTTGTGCAGTATTTTGTTCGAATACCAAGAATCTTGATGTTGATGCTACAAACTTCTTTAAGTTAATTAACAATCTTCTTACATTAATTCTATCTAATGCAGATGCCTTATCTTGCAAAGTTTTCTGTCCGAATGCACTAATACCTTGTCCAGGAAATGTTGCAATTGGGTTTACTTTACTTTCATATAAGGTATCTCTTTCAGATTGTGTTAATCTATTAACTACTTGCACAGCTCCACTAATTCCACCTCTATTCAAACCTGCTGGTGCAAACCATTCTGCACCCAATCTATCATTTTGTGCAAATGTTCCTGCCATTAATACTGAAGGTGGTACTGATACTAATTTATTTGTATTTACATCAATTGTTTTAATCCAAGGATAATAAGTTCCAGCATAGTTAGTATCTTCTCCTGCTGCCTGCTCAACTACTTCAGCAATTGTCGCATCTGCTCCAGCGAAATCAGCAATATAGAATACATCTTCTCTCGTTTCACAAACATCAATTGCTTTAGTTGTTACATAAGGATGCCATTGTCTTATGATACCAGGTGTAATTAATAAGTTTATATCAAATTCATCCTGATTTGAAATGGCGTTTAATGCTTTTGCATATGATACTGAGCCTGCTGCTGTTGAGGTGGAGCAATCAAATCCTTGT